TGCCACGAATGCGGCGCACCCCTCAACCGATACCTCCGCTGCGGGCACTGGAACCTCGACGCGACCACCTGGGACCACCTCCGCGGCCACGCCGCGAAACACCGTCAACTCCCGGCACGCCTACAAGACATCCCGCATGGGAACGCGAGTCTCACGCCATGACCCACGTCACGATCACCCACTACGGCACCACCAACCGCACCATCTGCGTCGCCTGCGGCCTCAACGACCAACACCCCAAACACACCGACGCGCAAACCGCAGCCCACCAACACGACCACGACCACCACCAGGAGCCCACCCAATGACCGACACCACCATCGAAGCCGGCGGGTTCTGCCCCGGCTGCGGCAACTTCGTCGCCGTCCGCTACGCCGAAGTCCACAAACGCCGCGGCTGCACCGCCCGCCTCGACAACACCTTCCGCCAATTCCGGCAGCAGCACGAAGGCGCCCACACCGTCCTCGACGAGACCCTGAAGTCCTTCGACCAGGACATCGAAACCCTCTTCAAGGACCACGGACCCGGGGTCACGTTGACGGCGGACCTCGGCTGGACGCCCGACAGCGACGACGACCTCCCCGACCCGCCCCCGACCACACCGCGGCATCCCCTCACCGACACCGCACCGCGGATCAACCCCCTCACCGGCCTCCCCGAATGACCGCCCCTCTCGCGTTCGCGATCGGCGTCGCCGCAGCAGCCCTCGTAACCGCCCTCTACGCCGCCGCCCGCATCGTCCACACGTCGATCGGCCGCCTGATGGAACGCCGCGACCAGATGGTCACCGCAGCCCTCGACGAACCGGACGACCCGTGGGACGTCGACCTCCGCCACCTCATCGACGAAGCCACCGGATGACCGAAACCGTCTGGGTCTACTGCACCCCCGCAGGCAACGGCCTCCACAACCTCGTCAGCCTCCACAGGACCGAAGAAGGCGCCTGGGCCGCTGCGGACGCACGAGGCGACGAACACCCCTACATCGAGGGAATCGAGCCCCAGGAATGACTGACGTGGTTGCGGCGATCCGGAATTGGCATCGCCCCGTCACCGCAGGCGCCAACCACTACGACGGCGGCCTCCACCGCGTCTGCACCGAATGCCGCCACCCCTGGCCCTGCCGCACCTACCAACTCACCGAGGACCGGAAAAGGTGACCGAGATCCGCAAGATCGGGGTAATCCTCCCCATCAGCGCAGAGTTCCTCCGGATGCTCGATGGCACCGGCGACGACCGTTCCGGACACTTCGAACCACCCAGCACCGAAGACGTCGCCGCTTTCGAGGCGTGGAAGGCAGCGTTCGAGCCGCTTTACCGCGAGGGATACGACCGCGGCTGGTTCCACGACGGCGGACCCGACTACGGCTTCGAGTACCAGCCGCCTAGCGACAAATGGGTTTTTGACGACGAGGAACGAGACCGGTGACCGAGCTGACGGTCCGCCTCCGCGGCCGGGAACTCGACTACCTGTGGCGGCACCGCAACACGTTCTTCACCCCCGACGACACCTACATCAGCCAACTCCTCCGCAAACGATTCATCTGGGCGCTCGAAGAACTCCACCCCGACGAACAGCCGCCACGTTCCCACCACCGGAAACCGCCCCCGGACGCTCGAAGACGCGTACACCGACGAACCTGACGAGGACCCCGCATGACCGCCTGCCCCCTCGCCTGGACCGACCCAGCCGGCGGCGCCCACCGATGCGCCCAAACTCGGCTGCACCCCTGGCACCACCGCTGCGACTGCGGCGCCACCCTCACCGTCACCCTCACCTACACCGAGGACCCCGCATGACCGCCACCGACCTGCGGACCCCCAACCTCGACGACACCATCCGCCTCCTCCCCGCCATCCGCGACGCCGTCGACCAGCTCACCCGGCCGCGGCTCATACACACCGACATCCGCAACGACCGCGGCGGCATCGAAGCGATCCACACCGAGGAACACGCGCCCCTCCTCGACCTCCTCGAACACGGCACCGGCAGTACGAACAGGGGCCGCTCGAGTGGGATCCGGATCCCCATCGACGCCGAAGCCCACGAACTGTTGAAAGAGATCCGCACCCAAGTCCGCCACTGGCTCCGCCACCACCACGCCCCCACCAGCCGCAACCTCAAACACGACCTCCAGCTGTGGACCACCCACCACGACGACGCCGTCCACCGCGGCACCATCCCCGAACCCGAACACCGCGCCATCCTCCGCAAACTCGACGGATGGGTCGACCGCATCGACGCGAAATACGACCCCGACGTCCACCGCGAATGGATGGACGCCTGCCCCGCACTCATCCACACCGACACCGGCGACACCCGCCGCTGCGACGCCCGCAAACACCTCATCGACGGCGAACTCAAATCCGCGATCGACCTCAACGTCACCCGCCTCACCGCCCGCTGCCGAACCTGCGGCACCCACTGGGACGGCGAACGCGGCCTCATGCAGTTGCGTTACGAAACCAACCTCCGCGACCTCGAAGAAGACGCCACATGACCGACACCGACCAGACCCTGTTCGCTCCCTGCACCCTCGGCTACTACATCAACGGCGTCCCGTACTGCGAGGAATGCGACCGTCCCATGGACGACCAGTGAGAATCAGCGAGATCATGCGGCCCCACCCCGACGCCCTCAAACCCGTCGGCATCCGGTTCCCCACCCGCATCCAAGCCATCACCGTCGCCTGCAAGCTCTGGCACGACTTCGGCCTCGACGTCGAAATCCACGACACCACCGTCACCTACGACACCGTCCGCCCCATCGCCCCCGCCCTCATGGGCATGCTCGAACGCGCCACCGGCACCCCCGGCTTCAATGCGTGGGACCGGCAGTGAGGATCGCTCTCGCCGGCTCCTGGATCGGCACCGCCTGCATCGCCGCCATCATGACCCTCAACACCCACGGCCCGATCCAGCTACTCACGTTGACGATCACGGTCACCGCCGTCATCCAAACCGGCCGCTGGATCCTCCACCCACCCCACGAATAGACCAGCCACGGCGTGTCACTTGCGATAACCATTCCCAACACGGAACAGTGGCAGCCACTTCGGCACCACTCTGTCCACTCGCACCCACGGGAGGACATCGACGATGCCCGACTGGACCACGCTGCCCATACAGCAGGCGCCCCTCAACCGGATCGTGTTCCCCTGCCACGACATCCACGTGGAGCACATCCACCCCGACGACGGTGTGACGCTCAGTACCGGACCGATCCACCTCGAACAGCTCCTCGACGGCAGCCTCTTCATCCACGACGGACGCCACCGATACCACCGAGCAGCAGCACGCGGCCAAGCAACCATCGAGGCACGCATCCACTGATGCCATCCAAAGGCCGGACCTGGAACACCAACCGCGCCATCCACAAAGCCCACGCCCGCACCGTCAACGAACCCTGCTGGATCTGCGGCAAACCCATCGACTGGGCCGCACCACCACGCACACCCCGCAGTTACAGCACCGACCACCACACACCCACCTCACTCGGTGGCGGTGACGCGCTCGCTAACCTGAGGACCGCGCATTACGGATGCAACTCCGCTCGCGGTAACACGACGCGCGGCGAATACCCGACGTCACGGAAATGGTGACCCGGCTCCCGCCCGACCGAGGGGGGTACCCCTAAAGCGAACGGCGTCCGGGACCTCCGGGGCGGCACCCTTTCTCTCCCCACGTCGAAAAAGGGGCCCCGATTGAGCAAGCCGACGGTTCTTTCGACGGTGCGGACAGCTCTGACCGGTCAGCAGGTCGCGCCGTGGCAGCGGCACCTCGCTCTCGCTCTCGCGTCGTCGATGGATGAGCGGCCGGCGGCGTCGACGGCGAAGGAGCTGCGGGCGTTGATGGCGGACATGCTCGGCGCCGATGAGGCGAAGAAGGCGACGGACAAGGCGGAGGATTCGGTTGACGACATCGCTGCTCGCCGCGCCGCCCGCCGCGCTGCCGCGGGTTAGGTCGGTTCCGGAATACGGCTTCTCGTCGGGTGACGACGCGATCGAGCTCGCGGCGTCGGCCGGGCTGTTCCTGGATCCGTGGCAGCAGCTCGCGGTGCGGGATGTTCTCGCTGAGGCGCCGGACGGGAAGTGGTTGACGTTCGAGTCGGCGCTGTTGGTGCCGCGGCAGAACGGGAAGGGCGCGATCCTCGAAGCGATCGAGATCGCGGACATGTTCCTGTTCGGTGCGCAGCTCGTGATTCACACGGCGCATGAGTTCAAGACGGCGCAGGAGGCGTTCCGCCGGGTGCTGTTCCTGGTGGAGAACACGGACGCGTTGCGGAAGCGGGTTGATCGGGTCCGGACGTCGCATGGCGATGAGGGCATCGAGTTGAAGAACGGTGCCCGGCTCCGGTTCCTGGCCCGGTCGGGCGGGTCGGGGCGTGGGTTTTCCTGCGACCGGCTGATCTACGACGAGGCGTACGAGTTGCCGGAGGAGACGATCGCGGCGTCGTTGCCGACGATGTCTGCTCGCCCGAATCCGCATGTGACGTATGCGTCGTCCGCGGCTCTGGACAAGAGCGTGACGTTGCGGCGGGTGATGGCGCGGGGTCGGTGTGAAGATGAGCGGCTCCCGGATCCGGGTTTGGCGTACCTCGAGTGGTCCGCGGATCCGAAGTGTGATCTTGATGATCGTGAGGAGTGGGTGCGCGCGAATCCGGCGACGTCGACGGGGCGTATCCGGGTGGAGTTCATCGCGAAGGAACGCGCGGCGATGGCGGATGTGACGTTCGGTCGTGAACGTCTGGGGATTGTGGACGAGTCGAAGAACGCGACTGTCATCGATCTCGAGGCGTGGGCGGAGGCGGGGGATCCGCTGTCGTCAGCGTTCGATCCGGTGTGCTTCGCGGTGGACATCGGCCCTGACGCGTCGTTCACGTCGATCGCGATGGCTGGCGCGTCTGCGGATGGCCGCATCCATGTCGAGGTCGTCGACCGGCGGCGGGGCACCGGGTGGGTGACAGATCGGCTCGAGGAACTGTCGCTCCGCTGGAATCCGTCCGCGATCGTGATCGACCCGATCGGGCCGGTCGGGTCGCTGTTGCCGTCGTTCGCTGTCGCGGGACTCGACATCACCGAGTTGGGGATGCGGGATCATGCGCGGGCGTGTGGCCTGTTCAAGGTCCTCGTCGAGGAAGGCAAGTTGGTTCACAAGAACCAGCCGGGCCTCACGGCGGCGCTCGAGTCGGCGCGGAAGCGTGACGCGGGTGAGGCCGGGGCGTGGTTGTGGAACCGGCGGGATGAGACGGACATCTCCCCGCTGGTGGCTGTCACTCTCGCGGCGTTCGCGCAGTCGCAGAAGGCGCCCGAGGTCGTGGACAGCCGGGTGATCGTATTCAGGTGAACGGGGAGGGGTTGCGGTGCTGACGGACCTCTCTGCCCTGGATGCTGACGCGGCGGGGGTTCTCGGGAAGCTGCAGGACACCCTGTCGATGTCGCGGACGTTGACCCGGGAGTTGAACGACTACTACGAGGGTGACCACCGGCTGCAGATGCTGGGTCTGGCGGTGCCGCCGGAGCTGCAGATGTTCAACGTGCCCCTCGCGTGGCCGCGGGTCACGGTCGATGGGGTGGAGCAGCGTCTCGATGTGGAGGGGTTCCGGTTCCCGGAGCAGCCCGCGAACTCGTACCTGTGGGAGAACTGGCAGTACAACTCGATGGATGAGCGGCAGACGTTCGTCCACCTCGATGCTCTCGCGTTGGGCCGGTCGTACGTGTGTGTGGGCACGAATCCGGAGGATCCGGAGCACCCGTCGGTGACGGTGGAGTCGCCGTTGGAGATGTTCGCGGCGCGGGATCCGCGCACCCATCAGGTGACGGCGGCGTTGCGGATGTATGGGCCGACGTCGCTGGTTCCGCAGGACACCCGCGCGACGTTGTACATGCCGAACTACACCCGGTGGCTGATCCGTGACGGCGGCGATTGGGTGGATGAGGTCGATCCCGACTTCCACAACCTGGGGCAGCCGCCGGTGGTGCCGTTCGTGAACCGGTATCGGGCGACGCGGCGGACGACGTCGATCGTGGAGGGCGTCTCGGAGATGTGGGATGTCATCCCGATCGCGGACAGTGCGGCGCGGGCGATCACGAATGCGCAGCTCGCGCAGGAGACCCACGCGGTCCCGCAGCGGGGTGTTTTGGGTGCGACGAAGGGTGACTTCGTCGACGCGAACGGTGCCCCCCTGTCGGTGTGGGAGGCGTACTTCGGTGGGGTGTGGGCGATGCAGAACCCGAACGCGAAGACGTTCCAGTTCGACGCGTCGGACATGTCGAACTTCGAGACGATCGTGAACATGTACGCCCGCCTCGCGTCCGGGGTCAGTGGCATGCCGATCGAGTACTTCGGCCTGAACACGCAGAACGCGCCGTCCGCGGAGGGTCAGCGGGCGGGTGAGACGCGGTTGATCAAGAAGGCGGAGCGGAAGCAGGTCGGGTTCGGCCACTCGTGGGAGTCGGTGCAACGTCTGGTGCTCCGCTTCCGGGACGGGGTGTGGGATCCCGACGCGCGCGGTATGGAGACGGTGTGGCGGGATGCGGGCACCCCGACGCTGGGGATGGTCGCCGACGCTGTCGTGAAGGAGTACGCCGCGGGGCTCACCGATTGGGAGACGGCGCAGGAGGATCTGGGGCGGACGCCGGCGCAGATCGAGCAGATGCGGTCCCGTCGGGACGCTGACCTGACCGCGAGTGTGGCGACAGGGGTGCAGGCCGCGATCCAAGCCCAGGTATGACGGTCGCGGAGACCGCGTACGCGCGGCAGGAGCGGGCGGGCCGGCTCGCCGCGGTCGCTGCGGGACGCGCCGCGCGGCTGTGGCGGGGCATGACTGGCGACTTCGACTCGTCCTGGCTGACCGTCGGTCCCCGGCTGGTGGAGGTCACCGCGGCGGGGCAGGTCGCGGTCGCGGCGGGCGCCGCCGGGTACGTGAACCGGGTCGCCGCCGCGAGCGAGGACGAGCTGGGCGGCGACAGCGCGGTGAATGCTGCAGCATTCACCGGGGTCGACGGCTCCGGCCGCACCGTCGACGGTCTCCTGTACGGGGCGGTGACCGCGGCGAAAGCTGCGGTCGGCGCCGGGTCGGGGGTGCAGGCCGCGCTGCTGATCGGTGGCGCGTACCTGTCGACGATGGTTGGCACCACCGTCGGCGACCTGGGCCGCTCCGCGGACCTCACCGCCGCGACGGGCCGGAAGTTCACCCACTACGTCCGGGTCGTGTCCCCGGGCGCGTGTTCCCGGTGCGCGATCCTCGCGGGGATCGAGTCGTCGAAGACGCCGTTCCTGCGGCATCCCCGCTGCCGGTGCACGGCGCTGCCCGTCACCGGCCTGAACCGGTCTCCCGCCGGGCTGCATGCTTCGCCCGACGACTACTTCCGCACCCTCACCGCCGCGGAGCAGGACCGGGTGTTCACGAGGGCGGGCGCGGAAGCGATCCGCGCCGGCGCGGACCCGATCACCGTCGTCACCGCCCGCCGCGGCGCTCCCGGCATCGACTACGGGAAGACGTCGAAGACGGTTCTGCACTCCGGCCGACGACTCGAGCGGGTGCAGATCGGGGTCGACCGGGCGGGGCAGCCGATTCTCGGCTACGTCACCGGGGAGGGCACCACCCGGCACGGGCAGGTGTTCAAGAACCAGACCCGCGCGGGCCTCGGCACCGCAAGGCGGGTGCGGTTGATGCCGGAGACCATCGTCGGCCTCACCGGCGACACGGAACTGCGGCGGGTGCTGCTCCGCGACGCCGGCTACCTGTCCTAACCCACCTCCGGCACCGACTGGATCGTCCGGAAGAACGCCCTCGTCCGCGCTGACCGCGCCGAAGCGGACCGGTTCTACCGGTCGAAGGGCATCGCCCTCTAAGAACCCCCACCCGACGCGACGTCGGATGGTCCACCCGAGCGATTCGGAGCTACACCCATGACCGACGAGAACCAGCCAGAGCCGACCCCTGAACCGCCTGCCGACGACCTCGGCGACGCGGGGAAGAAGGCGTTGAAAGCCGAACGGGACCGTGCCGCGGCAGCGGAACGGCAACTCCGCACCCTCCAAGCCCAATACGACGAAGCGACTTCGCGTGTGACGGCGTTCGAGGTGCAGGTCGGTGACCTGACGAAGCAGGTCAGCGAACGCGAGCTGGCGAACACGCGTCTCACGGTCGCGATCGAGAAGAACCTGCCGTTGAAGTTCGCGGACCGGCTCCGCGGCACCACCCCGGAAGAGATCGCCGCTGACGCGGACGAGATCGTCCAAGCGCTCCCCCAGCCGACCGCTGGCGGAGCCACCACCAGCCCGAAACCGGACCCCTCGCAAGGTGCGCGCGGCCCGGGGAAGTCGTCACCGAACGAGCAGTTCGCTGCCGCGCTCGGTGAGTACTTCACCACCTAACCCCTCATCACCGAAAGGTATCCAATGGCTGTCGACATCTACCGCGGCACATCCGGCGTCCTCCTGCCGCCGGCAGTGTCGCAGGACATCTGGCAACTCACTCAGGAGCAGTCCGGCGTCATGAACGCCGCGCAGCAGATCCCGCTCCCCGGCCGGGGCGTCTCCATCCCGATCATCACCGGCGACCCGACCGCGTCGTGGGTGAACGAGACCGCGGCGAAGCCGGTGTCGCGTCCCACCCTCGGGAACAAGACCATCACCCCGTACAAGCTCGCGGTGATCGTCCCGTTCTCGAACGAGTTCCGCCGTGACCTCGCCGGTCTGTACACGGCGCTCGTGCAGCGGCTGCCGCTGGTGCTGGCGAAGAAATTCGACACGACAGTGTTCGGTCTCGCGGCCGGGGCTCCCGGCTCGAACTTCGACACCCTCGGCGCCGCGACCGCGGTCGGTGTCGCCGGCAACACGTGGAAGGGCATCACCACCGCCCTGTCGACCGTCGCGACCGCGACCGTCGACGGGGAGCTCGAGGCGTGGGTGCTGTCCCCGCAGGGCAAGGCCGTGTTCATCTCCGCGACCGACACCGTCGGCCGTCCCCTGTACCTCGACTCGACGACCGCGACGGGCACCGCGGTGGCGCAGCTCCTCGGCGCTCCCGTCTACACGTCGCGGGCGACGTTCGCCGCCGACGCCGACGGTGCCGGCGCGGGCACGGCGGCGCAGTACGGGTTCGCCGGCGACTGGGACAACGCCTACTGGGGGTCCGTGGAGGGCATCCTGATCAGCATCAGCGACCAGGCGACCCTCGACGACGGCGGCACCCTGATCAACCTGTGGCAGCAGAACATGTTCGCTGTGCGGGTGGAGATCGAGGTCGGGTTCCGGGTGCGGGACCTCGCCTACTTCGTCAAGCTGACCTCCACCACGCAGTCCTGATGGCCGACGGCGGCAACCGGGTCGAGCTGCGCAACCCCGACGGCGGCGTGATCCACGCCGCGGAAGCGGACGTCGAGACGCTCCTCGCCGCCGGGTGGGAGCGGGTATCCGGAACGGCTCGGCGTCGCGCCGACACCGGCTCGAACCCGACCATCACCGACGGTGGGCGGCCCTCGCGCCGCAGCGGCGACGCGCACTAAGTAAGGGAGGGGACGCAGATGGCTGAAGGACCGGCATCCGTGCAGGACCTGGTGCGGCGGTCGCTGCGTCCCCTCACCGACCTCGAGCAGGGGTGGGCGGCGACCCGGCTCGACGACGCGTACATGCAGATCGTCGCGTTGCGGCCCACCGTCGACTCCCGCCTCGACGCGGACACCGTCCCCGACGCGTTCGTCCGGCTGGTGACGCAGGTGCAGTGCGCGATGGTTTTGCGGGTCCTGAACAACCCCGACGGGGTGCTCGAGGAATCCGGCGATGACTACACCCGCCGCCTCGACGCCGCCGTGTCCACCGGGGAACTGAAACCCACCGACGCGGAGTTGAAGATGCTGTCCGCGTTCGACGCGACAGCGGACGAAGCGTTCACGGTGCGGGCCGCGTCCACGTTCCGGGTCGCGCCCGACCCGTGGCTGCTGCTCGGCACCACCAGCCTCTGATGTCCGCCCGGTCGATCATCGCTGCCGGGCAGCGCGCCGCCGAAGGGCTGATGGCGTCGACCTGTGTC